TCAGCATATACATTATTAAATTTAGTGCCTTCTGCTAATCCTCTGTAATCAAAACCTAAAATATAAATTGTTTCATATGCATGTTCTGATGCTAACCAAAGTGCTGTAGGACCGCTTGACCATCCTTTAGAAGGATTAAAATAATTAAAGTTTTTAAAACGCATATATGCTTTGTTAGGATTAGTCCAAACTTCGTGTTTCTTTTGCCAACCTGTTTTGTTGATTTCAATTATCATTTTAGTATCAACAGCTATTAAGTAGTCAGGTTCGTATTGTCTATAAAGAGCATTACACCCATATACTTTTCCTTTAGAACTTAGTTCATTTATAGGAATAGGTTTTCTGCTGACTCCGTTGCCTACAACAAATGCTACTTTGCCTTTTTTCTGAGACAAATCAATTTCTTTTTGTTCTAGGATTAATTTTTTATTTTCTTCGTAGATGCGCTGCCGTTCTTCGGCTTCTTTTTTTAATTTTTTTTCTTGCTTTTCTTTTCTACGTTGTTCTTGAAGCAGACGAAACTGCCGCTTCGAATAGTTGTCTTTATCAATTTTAGGCATTAAACTCCACCAGCTTGAGCGTTTGCTTCTACTCCGTACATCTGTCTTATAAAGTCTAAATCTTTAATGCGTTCTTCTTGATGAACTTCACTGGCTTTGCGAATCTTATTGATCTGTCTAAGAGTTAATCTTGTTTTACGTGTATCATCATAGTCAATCGGAGACTGATCAGATGTCTCATCATAAGACTTATCTTCTACAGGCTCTAGCGTATCTCTATCAAAGTAAAATAGTTCTCTTAGTATCATATTATTATTTATATAGTTTGTTCAGTTCCGCCGCCAGTTGGAGCAATATTATCTCCGGTTACAGTTTCAGGTGCTGTTCCTTCACCACCATCTACTGATCCAGGTCCTTCGTCAGCATTGTCTTCAATGTTGTCTAAATCTGCACTTACACCTGCACCACTAATGCCTGCGCTTCTCATTTCGCCTGCACTATCAGTTGGCATAGGTGTTAGATTTTCTTCGTTTTCTTCTCTCCATAGACGTTCGTTCTCAGCAACTTCTTCATCAGACATGCCTAAGAAGCGCTTCATTGCAAAACGATTTGAAATATAAGGTATTGCACTCATCTGTGTAAATGTAGGAATACGTGCATTATCAATTTCACTTTGTCTATAAGCAGCAAAGTTTTGTGGAGGTTGGAATTTTAGATTGAACATTGTTGTATCAACATTCACTCCTCTTTCCAACAAGTAACGCTTAAACTCTTGATCAAACTCTTCTACGACGAGGTTTTGTAATCTTTCGCAATAGGTATTGAAGCGAAGTTCTTGTATGTAGGCAGTACCCACACGCCCGTCGTTGTATTGGGCTGAGCTGTCGTCTGCTCCTGTTGGCAGATATGATGAAGGTATGCGTAGTCCGCGAACCAGTTTGTTAGTAAAGTAGCGTAAGTCATCTATTTCTCCTAGGTTAGTACCACCTGGAAGTGTTTCAACTTTTGATCCTCTACCTTCTGCTGTTTGCGGAAAGAAGTAGTCTTCGTTAATTGACAATGGATTGTAACTACTGTCAATTACATTATTGCCGCCACCAGTTGAACTTGGAATACGTCTCTGGTGTATTTCTGTTTTTACCCTCTCTACAAACTGCATTGCCAAGTGGCTTGGCATGTTACCTACATCAACGTAAAATACTCTACGCTCAGGTGCCCTCTGTACTCTGTAGATAATAATTGCATCTTCTAGCAATTCTTTTTGTTTATAAACTTTAAAAATAGTTTCAAGTAATGAATTACCAAATGGATAGTTTTGATCTAGTCCTTCTGATAAACTTAAATGTACAACGTGTTCTGCATTTACAGCAATTTCATTTTCTTCTTGATGGAATCTGCTTCCGCTGAAACTGTTGTTAGGTTGTCCTGTCATTCCACGAACACCGCCTGTTAAGTGTCCGCTGCCTCCTCCAGTAATGTTGCCATTGTTTTCATAAGGAGTAGTTGCAACCATTTCTTTAAAATTAATATTAAAGTTTTTGATTATGTATTGCTCAGGCGTTTTGCCTTCTGATTCATTAACAATAATTTTTGTAACGTTTGCAGGATCAACATGAAACCATTTTTTAGTTTCTGGATCTCTTACAAATATTTCATCACCGTACTTGAATACGTTTCTTAGTATTTTAAAAATTCTTGTTTCAAATTTTTGTAGTTTGCACCATTGTTGCAAATACTTTTGTATAATAGTTGTTTCTGAATTAGTAGCAGCACTTATAAAATCTAAAAGGAAAGGTGTGCCATTTTGTTGATTCTTTTGCGTACAAAACTCTGCAAGGATATCAAGTGCAGCATTAACTTCACTATCTAGATCCATAACATTGTACTGACCATAACGTTCAGTACGATTGGGTGTTCCCATATACACATCAGGTAGATAGCTTGAATAGTTAGTACGAGCAGGACCAGCTGCTGCACCTGTACCTTTAGAGGATAGCGGAGAATAAGCACCGCTTGGGTTGCTTCCTGTTGGTACTGGTGTAAAATATTTTTTCCAGCTCATCTAAATCTCCGTCCTATATTCCTGGTTTTAGAGCTCTTACTGCTCTCATTATTCTATCGTGAGTGTCGCCCTGATCGTCAAGCTCTTCTTTCATATTTTCCATCGTAGTATTTAACTGAGATAGCATTTGAATAAGCTCTCTACTGGCTCCGCCGCCGCCTCCTCCGTCACCGCTTGCGGCTGCTGAAGCACTTATTGATTGTGCTGCTAGAGCATTGTTTTCTCTAATTTTTTCGTTTAATGTATCTATTGTATCTGCTAGATTAAACAATGCATCTTCATAATCGTCAATTTTTTCTGAATCAAAATTAGTATCTAATGCTTGTACTGCTTCGCTTAGATTTCTCATATTAGGTAAAGCAACATTAGCTATATCAACACTAGTAAATCCTGCTATACCTGTTGCAAAAGCAACCATAGCATCAGCATTTTTTTGAACACCTTCAGCACTAATATCTGCATCACCAAATGCTTTTACTGAGTCCCACGGAAATTCAACTTCACCAAAGAAAATATCTTTGAGAGATCCAAATACGCCGCCGACTCTTTCTGTTGGAATACTTTCAGGGAATAAACTCATAGCATTAGCAAATGCTGCAACAGCTTCTGATTGTGTTTGAACTTTTGCTTTGTCTAATCCTGCATCTGCAAATAGTTTCACTTTGTCCCAAGGATAAACTTTATCATCTCCAAAGAACACACCATTAATAGCATCAAATGCATTGCTAACCAATGAACTAAAACTATCTGAACCTATGCTTAGACTATCCATTGCATTTGCGTAAGCTACTACAGCTTCAGCATTGTTTCTAATTGCTTGTACAGGCAGTGTAACTGCGCCAAAATCACTAATTTTTGCAATAGGTAATGCAGTATCTCCGCCAAAGAAGTTAGTAATGCCGTCAAACAAATTACTCATCATGTTTGCTTTTGCAGCATCACCTAAACCGTCTAGTGCTGCCATTGCATTACCAAAAGCAACTATTGCTTCGGCATTTGCTTGCATACTAGCTGCATCAATGTTTAACCCGTTGAATGCTTCAATTCTTTGCATTACAGTTTGACCGCCAAGGAATTCACTAATAGTGTCCATTGCAGTTGCGCCGAGATTTGCTATACCTGCTACAAAACTTCCAGCGCCGAATGCTGCTATACCTCCTGACAGTGCAAGTAGTCCTACACTTGCACTTTTAAGAGCAGCACCATCTATTTCTCCAAATGGTTCTAATCCTTCTGCTAGATTAGGTAATGCTTCTCCCATTAGCCATGTAGCACCTGCTACACCTAATCCTATTGCACCTATTGCAGCACCTATTGCGACACCGCCTGCAATTATAGCAGGCGCTTTTAAGCCTGCGGCCGCCAGTCCATTTCCTAATCCGGATATACCTGCACCTACACCTCTACCTAGACCAGCTATGCCTGCACCTGCACCTCTGCCTGCTGCTCCCATCATTCCGCCACGACCGCCACCGCGTCTGCTTTCGCGGCCACCACCTATCATATCAGCGATCCTATTTTTTATAGAGTTAGCTGCAAATATTCCAGCAATAGCTGTCACAACTGCTGTTGATGCCATTGCTACTCCTAAACCGTCACGCAAACCAGTGCTTAATGCTTCTTGAAGTCCTCCGAATATACCGTTCTCAATTGCTGCTTCATTAAATGCACCACGGAGCTCTGCAACACGTCTCTGGAAGCTTAGTAAAGATCTAGTTTCGTCTTCCATAGCTGCATTTTGTGCAGCCGCCACTTCAGCTGCATCGCCTTGTTGTTTGTTTATTCCTAATGCTACATCTATAGCTTGAGATATCAATCCGCCTCTTTGCGCATCAACAGTAAGTATATCTACATCATTTCTTGCTCGTTCTACTGCGTTTCGCTGTGTTTGTGCTAGAGCACTTTCAATATCTTCCATCGAAGCATTGTTATCTCGCATGTTCTGTGCAAGGCCAGACAACTCTGGGTTTAGTAATAGCAAGCTTTTAGCAAACTCAGTTTGAGGAACTCCGTTGAACGCAATCAGTTCCTCCATTGCTGCTCTCATTTCAGGTCCTGCTGAAGCTCCTATACTTGAAAGTTGTCCTTTTATCTGTGCTCCGCCATCAGCTAATGAGTTGTAAAGTATATTCATTGCAGGTGAAACTGCTTCTGCTGCCATTTCAGCAGCAAGTTCGTCTCTAGATTTACCTGTAAGTTTTGCTAATCTATCAAGTTGTAAGATATATTCGCCTGCGCCTGCACTTAATTGCGCCTGTGTCATTGTTTGCGCACGACCAACTCTAGTTTGCTGTGCAAGATACTGTGCAGTATAATCTACTTGCTCTTCCATAGAAATGCCAAGCCTGTCAAATCCATCGCCTAACTTACTAGAAACACTTCCTGAAATTTGTGCAAGTGCCCTTGCACCTGACTGGGCATTACCGCCAAATCTTGCTAGTTCAGTTGAGTTGTTTATAACCGCTTGTTGGAAGGCATCTAAGCTAACTCCTGCAACTGCTGCTTGACGTCTTACTTCGAAAATAGTTTCGCCAAAATCAACACCGACACCAGCAAGTTGTCTAAAACTATCAATGTTATCATCAACAAATTGTGTTAATACCGCTAGATGTTCGCCTACAACAGGCAAATGTCTAGCAAAGTCTGTCATTCTATCGCCGCCAAATGCTAGTTCTTTGCCAAGATTAACAGCACTACCGAGTACAGCACCTATTCCATTAAGTACAAGATTACCTATTCCTCTGCCCATACTATCCATTTGTCTAGAAGCACGTTCTGCGCTCGTAGTCAAATCTTCCATAGCATCGTTTTGATCTTTGATTACTTTAATGCCACTCTTACGAGCTTCGTTGGCAGTTTTCATAAGCTTTGCTTCTTCAGCACGAGGATCTTTACCTGTGCTTTTAGCAAGAGCTTTTATAGAATCCGCAAGACTTTTTAGAGTAGCTTCACTAGCAACTCCGTCACCGCCTACATTGACAATTTCAATTTCTTCAGCCAATATCGTTCAACCTAATTAAGTGCGTACATAAATAAATTTGATACATACCTTTATAATGTATTTATACGGAGAAAATAATGCAAGAATTTACTGCTCCTGGTGCTAATCCACTCAAAAAGTATTTTAGACAACCAAAGCTATATATCAATCTGCCCAGCAAAGGTAAATTTTATCCTGCAGGTAGTTTAGATATGCCAGAAACAGGAGAACTTCCTGTTTTTCCTATGACTGCTAAAGATGAAATGACTATGAAAACGCCTGATGCACTATTAAATGGTCAAGCAACAGTTGATGTAATAAAAAGTTGTGTGCCAAATATTAAAAACCCTTGGGTTATGCCGTCAATAGACCTAGACGCTGTCTTAATTGCTATAAGAGTGGCAACATACGGTGATAAAATGGACATTGGCGCAAAAGTTCCTAATGTAGGAACTGAAAAAACTTTTTCAGCTGACCTAAATGACATTCTTGCAGATTTTGCTATGGCTGATTTTGATAGTACATTTGAAACAAACGATTTAAAAATACATATTCGTCCATTAACTTATGAAGAATTTACCAAAAGCAGTATAAAAACATTTGAAGAACAAAGAATTTTTAATCTACTCAACAATAACGAAGTTTCTGAAGAAGATAAGTTAGCAAGATTTAATGAAAGCTTTAAAAAACTCACTGATCTTACAGTAGAAACTCTTACAAAAGGTATAATATCTATCGAAGTTGATGATCAAAGAGTAGATAATCCTCTACACATTAAAGAATTTGTAGAAAATTCAGAAAAACAATTTTTTAATGATGTTCTTGCACATATTACCAAACAAAGAGAAAAATTCCAAGTAAAACCATTTGTTGTACAGTCAGATGAAGAAGATATTGCAGCAGGTGCTCCTGAAACATACGAAATTCCAATAACATTTGATAATTCAAATTTTTTCGCATGAGGATCTTGTCTTTAAGTCTAGATGAGATCCTAAAAGAAGCAAAAGACATGGAAGAAGAAAACAAAAAACTCAGAGATGAGTTGTTTAAATTGTCTTGGTATATGCGTGGAGGACTTGGTGTAGAAGAAGCTTTCTATCTAAGTTTAGAAGATAGAGAAATAATAGGTAAGATTGTTAAAGATAATTTAGAAACAACCAAGAAATCAGGTATGCCGTTCTTCTAATTACTTGCCTACTTTACCGTAATCACTTAATTTTTGATTTCTATCAAAGTTTTTATCTACTACGCCTGTTTTCTTTGCAGGTCTAGTCTTAATACTTTTCTCTAATTGTTGAATTAGTCTTCTTTTTTCTTTAGCATTAAGTTTTAGTGCAGAATCTTTAGTCTGTGCATAAGCACTTGATACAGGTTCTTGCTTAGGTTCTGGTTTTGCACCTTTACCCATGATAGCTTCTTGTGATTTTGCAACAAATATGTCATGCATACGCTGTGGAGTCATTCCTGCAGGACCAATATTACTTGTATCTACATTTTTATCATTAAGAAATGCAATTACGTCTTGAGTAGTAGCTTGTTTAAAGTTTTTTTTGCCCTGACGTCCAAGATAACTTGCAAATTCCTTTTTAAGATTATCAGTTGTCTTTTTTAGAGTAGCACGACCACCTTTAAATGCACGTCTTTGTTCTCTACCACTTTTAGTCAATAGATCTAAAGGACCTTCATCGATGTGATCATGTTTTGTTTCATTAATCTTCATACTACTAACTCCTAGCAAAGTATTTATTATTAAAATATCTACTTCGTAGATATTAGTTTTCGCTTATCGCTCAAACTACAATATATATTTGCGTTTTACGAAGTAAAACGTTTAAGTTTCATGTAGATTAATTAGTCAGACGGAACCTTGCAGCGGTCCCATCCTTCTCGAGCTTCATGTGAGTTGCATAGCCGAGACTTGGAAGTAGGTATTTGACTTGCTCCGTGGGCTCTGACCTTTCCCAACCTACATCGACATCTAATGTTACTTCAATTTAACATTAAACACGTTAATGTTATTTCGAAATTACATTATATCCCCCGCTTCGTTCCTAGTGCTAAGGGGTTTTTTGGAGCATTAGCCTGTTGGACAACGTCACACCACCGGCTACGAGCATTACCTCGGCTGATTCTTGACGGGCTTACGCCAACTGTGTCCTTATATAGCCTTGTTTCTGTTTTGAAGTGCCTCTATGAGAGTCTTTGATCCGCCTACACGTACATTAATAATACCGTTATAGTATTCTTCTGTTTCTAAAACACGCCTGTCAAATTGTTCTTTAGCTTCTAAGTAAGACATTTCTGCTCTTGAACTGCAAAAATATAAAATTTCTCGTGTAAATTTATCTGCGCCTAGTTCTTCTACGTCTGCTTGTAATTTGTCTGACGATCCCCAATAGTCACGCCAGTCTGATTCTTTGTATCCACGTCTTTTATTTTTTTTGCCTTTAAGCGGTGGCTTGGTTGTTTTAAATTTTGCTAGTTTTTTGCCTATGTACTTGCGATCGTTTGTTGTATTGGTTATCAGATAAACAAAACCTTCATATTCATCTGGTATAGTGTCTATTTTTTCACCCTGATATGTCCAATCCATACATTACTTATGGAGTTTCTTTCGCGGCCGACTGTTATTTGGATTTTTATATTTTTCTTTACTGTCTAAATATTCTTGCCTTACTTCTTTGTGCCGTTCTTTGCCTATATCTATGATTGTTTTAATTTGTTTTCTTAATGCATAGTATTTTCTTACTGAAGGTCTTCTACTCCACGCTTCATTTATAGAAAAATAATCTAAATATGCCTTAACTAATTCGTCATGTATGTCTTTTTTCATGTCATTCTACTATTTCAATATCGTTTTCATAACTTGTAAAGCCATTTTCTTTAACAACTTTAAGAACATTATTAACTCTGCCTACTAATTCATCTTTATGTGAGATCAAATAGATATTTTTATCACGTTCTCTACCCATTTTCTTAAGGATACCGAGAGAATTTTCAACGCCTGCACTATCCATGCCTGAATCTATTAACTCGTCAATGAATAACAAGTTAATGTTTTGATATAATGATTCCCAAACATCACGGAATGCAAAACTCAAACCTAGTATAAGTCTGTTTCGTTCGCCACGTGACAGATTATCAAAGTCTAAGTCTTGTCCTAGCTGTGTGATTTCAACATTTAGATCGTTTTGGAATACTACTTGATGTGGTAAGCCTAGTCTATCGAGATAATATGTTAGCCTGTTATTCAAATATGCAAGATTCTGATCAATAATCTTTTTACGAATAAAGCTATCTTTGTTTGTTAATAACTTTAACAAAAATTCTTGATGTTCTTTATAATCAGTTAGTTCATTGACTGTTTTCCAGTCAATCTCTTGTAATGCTGTTTTAACTAGTTCATCAATTTGTAATTGGTATGGATCTTCTTCTTGCTCTTTACTTAGCAGTGCTTGCTTCAAGTTATCTACGTTGTTTCTATGCTCATATGCTTCTTTTGCAGTATCATAAAACGTTGTCGGTTTTCCGTTAATTTCGCCAATGTCTGTAAGACCTTTTAGTGTTTCTTCCAGTTTGCCAGCAACTTCGGTCTGATAAGCCATTGCATCGTTCAATTCTTTAGTTTTTTTAGACAAAATTTCTTCTTTTTTGTCGTCATGCAGTGCTTGACCGCACGTATAGCACGTAGCATCGTCAAGATTTGCGATGTCTTTTTCTGCTTTTTCTACACTCTTTGTGGCACGTAATAGTGCGCTCTCAAGTGTGCTTTTTTCTTTATTAAGAGCCAAAATAGCAGTGTTCATTTCTGTCCAATTTGCTAGTTTTTCGTGTAACTCTAATTCTGTTTCAATATCTAAATGTTCTAGTTCTTCTATTGCATTTTTTAATTTACTAATGTCCTGTGTCTTTTTTGCAGACCAGGCTCGTTGATTATTTCCTAAATTATTAATTGTGGTTTGTATTTTTTCGTTTGATGCTTCGATGGCATTAATTTTTAAAGTTTCCTGTGTAATAGAATCTTTAGTATTTCTAATTTGTTCTTTTAGTGAGTCTGCTTTTTCAGTTAGAATAGTAATACCGAGCAACTGTTCAATAATAGCACGTTGATCATTTGCCCTCATGCTCAAGAATGGTTCACTATAGGTATTAAGTGCTACAATATGTTTGAACATATCATGTGACATACCTAAAAGATTGTTAATAGATTCTTGTGTTTTTCGACTATCACCTTGACTTTCGTCTGTCATTTCTTGTTCGTGATCATTGATAAAAAACTTAAGAACATTCGGAGAACGTCCTCGTTCAATCCTGTAGTCCTGTCCGTCTTTTTCAAAGTGTAGTGTGACCAACATGCCTTTGGAATTGGTCTTGTTGATAAGATTATTCCGTTTGATGTTGGTTAGTGCTTGACCGTACAGTGCGTAAGACAATGCATTGATTATCGTTGTTTTGCCTGTACCGTTACGTGAACCACTATCATCCCCACCTTGGTCTAAGTTTTCGCCAAGTACTAGAGTGAGCTGTTCGCGGTTGAAGTCAACAGCTTGGGTTTGATTACCTACACTCATAAAGTTTTTTACTGTAAGATCTTTAATCTTAATCATATTAGTATTCTAGTCCGTTGTAAATGTCTAATAGTGTTTTTTTACTATAGTTTTCTGTATCAAGAGCTGCAATTTCATTACTAACAATTTGATCTACACTTTCAAATTGTGCAATATCTAAGTCTGTTGTAATTTCTTCCATTTGTTTTTGAGGAATAAGTGTAATTTCTCTACAATTATAATCTCTTATAAATGTTTCTTTGATAAAACTTGCTTCTTCGTATGAAATAGGAAGATCAAGTGTTACTCTCAAGTACATGTTTGGTTTGATTAGTGTATCTTTCTCATCAATCAACTGTGATAACTTGACTGTTCTGTACTTTGGGCAGTCTGGCCAATTAACATACTCTGGTTCTGCATCGTTCTCACGGTCCAATATCATCATACCACGGTCATCGTCCCAAG